GGACCTGCGAAAGCCCATCTGCGGAAAAAATGACCTGTGCTTCTTGAACCGTAATCGCCATCAGCCTGGCCTCTTTTCAAAGATATCTTCCGGGCACCACGCCCCAGCTGCAACCAGCACTTGATACATGGTCATTCGTCCGATTTCCTCGAACGTCCATCCATATTTTTCAGCGACATTGCGAAACACTGTTGCCCACGGAATCGTTCGCCGTGTCACTGGCCCGACGCCGCCGCTTCCGTCAGGCCATTTGAGTTTCCCAGTTCAGACTTCTCTTCTATCTTATGGATTGCCTCAACGATGCCGTTAATGTCACCAAACCAGTCGATGAAGTTGGCACCGAGCTGAATACCCTGTTCGATTGGCAGCTCCTGTGGAAACTCCGTCGCGTGATTCTTTCCCATCGCTCGCCAAATTGACCAAGACAGTCCACGCATTGACCTATCAAATCGATCCTCATCCACCATCGTGGCAATGAGCGGACGTGCGACCGTGTCAGCTGCTATCTTGAGTGCCATCTGTTGAACCGCACGATCTTTGATAGATTCAATCCCCGCGTAAGGATTACCAACGCGGGAAAGAATCGCTTCCTCTTTTTTTGCGTAGTCAGCGAGCGACCGGATTTCAAGCCGGTAGGTTTTGCCGTCTTTACTAAGTTCTGCGGTCCGCCGACCGCAGAGATTGAACAATCCATCCGCCATGGATTACTCCTGATTAGTTGAGAGTGAAAGCGCCGGCACCTGTTGGAATGCCTTGGAAGTCAAAAGCAAAATCGCACGCAACCGGTTCACCGGAATCAGCATCGAACGTGATGTCGCCAACATCAGTTACAATTATTGTGCCAGTGATTGTGTCGCTCGATGCTGTGCCATGACAGACAACGCTGTATTCAGTGCCGATCACCATTGCCATGGTGGCCCCAGCATGGATGAACAGTGTGGCCGAACCTGACCAGTCCTTAACGCCGACAGTCGTCTTGCGACCGCCGGCCGTTGAGTTGCTGGCGTATCGCCCCTTTGCCGCTGTGCCCTTGACGGTCCACTTTGCTGTGTGGTCGACGGCCGTTCCGGCAATCTTGAATGTCATCGTATTGCCAGTGAGCGGAGTTCCTGCTGCCATTGTCGTGAGTCCTTGTTATGAATGAAGAGAAACGGCAGCCTGACTTACTTCGCAGTTTCGCTGGCGTTGATTTGAATCTTCAGATTCGTCGTCGACGTTGCGATCCCGAGAATCGTCACGAAATCGCCAGATGCCAAGTCTGCGTAAGGAGCGACCCCGCCGACTGTCGTTGACACGCAAACACAGTCACCAGCTGCAAATGCCGCGTTAAATGTGAGGTTTCCGCTTGTCGCATACTTCAGCGGTTGACCGTTTGCGGCCCCATGCAGGGCAATACCAGCCGCAACACTGGACGCCGATGCATCAGCATCGCAACCCTTCAGTTTGCTGCTGTCGCTTGTGTCGATATAGACAGCCATCCCTGCCGTAATCGTCGCACCTGCGATGCCTTCACTGATTGCCGTGTTCGCGGTCTTAACGACGCTTGCAGCGGTTACCGAAAAGTCTGCCATATTCAAACTCCATTGTGATGAATTTCAAAACTTACTGTGCTGTCCCAGACGCCGGTTGACTCATCCTGTTCGGATGAAATACCACTTGACCGGCTGAACGAAATGACTGACTCTGATCCTGTAAACGTTCCACTATCCCAAAGCGTTTCACAACGCTGAGCGACAGTCTTGCCTCTGTCGTAATCAATTGACATGACTGACACTTTCACTTGGCTTTTCCAGCCTCGTCCGCTGTTTGTTCTCCAGTGCGGTTCTGTCGCAACTTGCAAAACAACGCAGTCGTCAAAATGTCCGTCCTGATCTTTGTCCGCGTCGATTGTTTCGTTTGTTTGAATGATCTCTGTTCCGACTCGCTCAGCAGGAATCATGGACACGAGGCCCGCAGTTCCTTTCCAGCGTTCGATTAAACATTGATCGAGACCAGTGCTCACTTAACAACCGCTTTCTTCTTGCCGCCTTTGTTGGCCTGCTTCAATTCAGTCCCAATCAATTTGCTAAATTCTTCTTTGTTGTCTTCAACTGCAGGCTTCAAAAACGGTCTGCCCTCGCCGTCGTTTCGAAACTCCCACATTGCCATGTAAGGAGCAATCTTCTTGTCGACATACACACGGCTTTCCAGCTTTTTGCCTTTGAGCCTCAACTGAGCTTTGATTGACGACCTGCCTTTTCCTGTCCTCATCTTTGGCGGTTCACCTGGCCTGCTCGCACCCGGATCCGAATTTGATGTTCTGACACGAGCTCCAGTAATGTCTGCCGTGCCTGTCAGGTCTAGTTGTGTCCTCGCTCGCTGCTCCGCTCTCAATGCTCGTTTCTGATCTCTCGTCTGAATCTTTCTCTCTCGTTCTCGAAGTCTTGCGGCCTTCTTTCGAGCCTTAAAAAACCGCGTTGTGTTCTTCGATGCCGCCCTGAGTGTTTTCTTCGCAAATCGCTTTGCCTTGCGTGTTTGCCCCGGCAACTTCTTCAGCCTTCTTCTGGCCTCTCTTAGCCTTCTCTTGCCAATTCGCTTTAATGCTTTTGACGCCTTCTTTGCTTGTCTATTCGCTTTTTTTGCCCGTCTCGTGACAGCCTTAGAAAGCGAGTTTGACTTGAGAAACCGTGTCGCCCGTTTTTTCCCTTTGTTTACTTTCTTGCTAACTACCTTGATTCTTTTTGCGATGTTTTTTTTCGCAGCCTTCACCCGCTTTCGTCCTGCCTTTGAGGTTGCTGAAAGCAGCTTCCCGGCTCGGTATCGAAGCGTCTTAGGTTTGCGTTTGGCCATCTTGTTGCGCCACCGTTCTGGTCCCGGGCCGTCTCACGTATCGCCTGCTGACTGACTGCTGAGAAATCGTTTTCAACTTTAATGCCGCCGCCTCGAGTGCGTCTGCCGTCTCCTTCTGCAGTTCTCGCATCATCTGAACTGTTCGATCAATTCTTTTGATGCTCATACATCCGACCTTGAGCAAATCAGATACGGCAATTCATCGCGGTTGAAACCCTTTTCAAGTCGATCAACCCTAAACGATCTGCCATTCGAATCCGTCAACGTGATATCAGTGTCCAGTTCCGGAACTTCTTCTACAACGCAATACCATTCGCCCTGCATTGATCGACGTTTGCTTTCTATGTCAATCTCTGCCGATGATTGAAACCACTGGCAGCGGTACGCGGCCGCAACCTCGGAAGTAATCGAGGCATCTGCCCCGCTCGCCCGCTTGTACTTCGGCCGACGAACCGCCTTGATTGTGTCAGTCAACTGAAGGTGGCAATGAGACCGCTGCAAAGCAGTCTCCGCCGGATCTGTGTAGAGAACTCGCCACGTCGAAGTAATGTTGCCACGCTTAACGCGAAACAAATCACCTTGACGTGTTGCCGTTGTCTTCTGAATCGTCCAGACGAACGCCCGCCTAATTGTTTGCAGGTCTGGTTGTTCAATCAGGCGAACTGTTCGATTCGATCCGGAGCTTTGGCCGTAGGGCGTCCACAATGCCTGCTCTCCGAGTTCATCGGTGTTCAGGATCGCACACGCATCGACGGCCATTTGCTCGCGGAGGTTCACTATTCACCTTTCTCCGCAAACTTCTTGCGAGGTGGGGCATTCACGTCCGTCAAATAGCCCTTCTGAACCATCGAAAGAACACTTTTGCCCAGACTCACTCGAATAGCGTCTGCCGTGTCCAGTTTGATCGTGACTGGCGAATCCCCAACCTCGATATTGCCGGATTCGTCGATTTCTTTTCCGTCCTTGTCGACCTTGTTTTTGAAGGCCCGAAACGCGAACGTCGTTCCCGTTGCGAGTGGACCTTTTTTGACCGTGATTGACTTTGGTAATTCTTTGACTGCCATTTCATGAACTCCAATTCCGCCGCCACAAAATGCCCTGCGAGCATGGCGGATGCTCACAGAGCCGGAACCGGCCGTCGCCGGTTCCGTTGCTCAAATTTCACCGCCATTAGGTGAACGTGTAGAGAACAGCGTTCCACCATGCACCGTAACCGATGTTGTATCTGGCATATGTGCCGAACTGCATCGTTTTTGTGTTCATGTCATCCATGCCGGCAGTGGTTGATGATAGAGGTTCACGAGCTTGGAAGATGAACGGCTTCAAAGGGACATCGACGCGGAACAGATACCACTTTGCCGCGCTGGTTAAATGCGTTGAGCAGCAAACTGTTGGCCGGTCCAAAACGATGTTGCTTTCGCCATTGCCTTTCAGAGACTGATTGAAAGCAGTCTTGGCAACTGTTTCAAATTCAGGCGGAACCAAAGCCACGAACTGCATACCGGAATCCATGCCGGTAATGACATCCTCGTGAAGCGGTTCGCCATTGTCGTCAACAAATGAAAGCATCTGGGCTCTCATCGTTTCGTAGCTTGCCAGAAACTCGGCCACGGTAGGCTGTGTTGCCGTTGCAGCCGCTCCGGTGAGATCGTTGTCCTGAGATCCTGAAGAACCCCAGCTGTGATCTGTGTCGAAGAAATACTGCCCGTCAAAACAGGTTGTTGATTCGCCGTTGACGATTGCCGTCATCAGCAGCTTATCAGGATGGCGGGCTGCTCTCTGTGCCAGTGATGTCAAGGCACCGTCGTACAGGCTCAGCCTGTCGTCTGCGATGTCCTTCTTTTCAATCTCCAGGGAGACTTCCCATTCCTTATTCGCGAGCGTGTAGGTTGCCCCACGCAATTTGCTGTACTGCCGATCTCCCAGGTACTCGCGAACACTCGGCATTGCTCCGAGAATCCCATAAGACTCATCTGCCCCATCGCTCGGCGCGATGGTTGAGATAGTCGGATACCATGTTTTGACCGCTGATGATTCACGGTTGAACTTCGCAGTCAACGATCGTGATGCGGCCACTGCTTTTGCTGTGTCCAAAGCCATTGTTATTTCCTTTTATGATGATTCACAAAAACGGTTTCCGCATCGGAAACACAAAATCAGAGAATGCGATTTTCCAACGCAAGAACTCGTTCCTGCAGGTTCTTGATCACATACAGCAGGGTGATTGCTTCCGCTGCTGTCGCCAGCCCGTAAGGACTCGATGTCGTCAGTGCCGACAAAGCATAGTCCGGTGTGCCAGCG